ACAAGATGAACCGCAAGTACAATTTTCACATTTACATTCTTCGTTATTACACATTTTTTTCTCCTTTTGTTTCTGTAATATATAGTGAACTAAAAAGCCCACCAGTATAAAATACTGATGGGCGCATCGAATTAGTTAATCGACTTGAGTTTGCTATTTCCAATAGGAATTAAACGTGCTCGTTTTTCCTCTGGAATTATTTTCTCTAGTTCAACGGTTAACATTCCGTTAGTAAGGTCACAACCCTTTACAATAATATCATCTGAAAGAGTGAAAGCCCTTTCAAATGTTCTCTTGGCAATCCCACGATGAACATAATTAGCTTCATCTTCTGTAGATTGCTTAGACCGAATTTGAAGAACGGATTCTTTTAATTCGACTTCAAGATCCTCTTCTGAAAGACCAGCAACGGCCATTTCAATGAAGTACTTGATATCTCCGTCTTTTCGGATATTGTATGGGGGAAACCCTTGATTGTTTGTAACGTGTTGCGTGGAAGGTCCCAGCAACCGGTCAAACATTGAATCGAACCCTATTGAAAATCCTAGAGCTCTTTCGAAATCCCCAAAGTTCAAGGGATCGTGTGATGCGCGTAGTACCATAATGCCTCCTTATTAAGCGAGGTTAAAAAATTCACCCCTCATACGCAGAGCGGGTGACAGTTACGAGGTTTCCACTATGGACAACCTCAATCACGCCATCCTTCACCTTTACATAGATGTTGGAGGCGATGTCGTAAAACAATCCAAATTAACTCAGTAAACGAATCTGCTGTATAACTACCAGAGTCCTTTACTACTAACTTAAATTTTGTTTCCATTTCACCCTCTTCAATTAACCAATTTTGTTTCATGATAAAAGAAAGGGGTGAGGACACCAAAGGATTAACCAGCACCCCTTTCAGTTGTATTTCCATAATATAAAAATCACTTATTATATTATAACATACTTTTTTGAATTGTCAAGGGTTACTTGGAATAAATTCCCCAAAGGACCCAAATTGCGGCTAGGCCTACAAGTCCTTCACTACCCAATTGTTTGACTAAAGAGGTAACTGAACCAACGACATCAAGGCCGAGGAAAGGAACAGCTGCTCCGAAAAGTATTTGTAGAACCACGCCTAATGCGATTAACGCAAGACCTGCTTCTGTAAGACTGCGAATCCAGCCTGTTGCTTTTTCTAACATTTTTACTCCGTTATAAATTTAAAGACATTGGTAAGTAAAAAACTACGTACCAGTTGAACCAAAACCACCTTCTCTATCTGTTTTTTGAGTTGGGGCTTCATCAGACTCATCCAATGTATATTTTTCACACCGAACCAGTTCTCCTTGGCATATTCTGTCTCCATTATAAATTCTCACGGGTACGTTACTGATGTTCGTAACCATTGCATAAATGGGATCGACATAATCGCTGTCAATAATCCCTTCACAATTTGCAAGATAAACTCCCTGTTTGAATGCCAGACCAGATCTTGAATGTAATCGAATTGAAAATCCTTTTGGAATATCTGCGATAAGTCCAGTAGGAATTAACATTCTTTCCATATTATTTATTTGTATAAATGTACTACTACTATTTATATCAAAAGCAATCAGCCGTGGTACTGCTTTAGTAGAGATTGCTTGATAATACTGTATTTCACCAGGTTGAACCAAATTTGCATGAAAATCAAAACATGCTGATTCTTTTGTCGCAAATGATGGTATTTGTGCCTGTTCATTCAACTTAAAAAACTTTAGTTTTTCTGGCAACATTGGTGATTTTGATAATGTAGTATTTTTATTATCACTCTTCTTTTCCACTTTCTTCTTCGCTGTTGTGCTCATAATTTACTTTTTTGCTTCCAATATTATATTTTGCGGTTAGTGCCCATTCATCTTTTTCTTTATATGCAAGAATTTTTAATTGATTTAAGGGAACTACATTAGTAGTTGTTTGATCAGGGGTTACTAATTTAATAAGCCCCCATTCTGCCAATAGGTTTGCTATTGTGTTTCTTCTCGCTTGATCATTCTCTGAATAGTTTGTAGGTTTACCATCAAGTGCAAATAATTCTTTAAAATGGACAATATAATATCGTCCTTGTTTATGTAATATATGACAAGATTGAAACAGCGTTTTGTCTTTTCTTGACGCAACCCCAATTCTTGTAAGTGTTTCTCTAATCTTTAAAAAGTCATCTGGTTCTGCTAGAGTACATTCAACCATCTCTTCGATGAGTGCGTTCATTCGATTTCTCCATTCCACCTTCTGCAAGTTTACTTTTAATAACTTCGATGTTCTCACTAGTGAGAACTTCTAAAGCTTCTTTTGCTTTTTCATTACCGAAACCAAAATATGTTTTGACTAGTTCTAGATTATCAATTTTGTCTGGCTTCAACCATTTAGACCAACGTTTTCTTGGTCTGATATTATTTAGCAAATAGTCGAATTGGAGTTTGTTATCAAGGAAGTGTAACCTATTCATTTCATTGACTTGTATAACCGTATCTTGAAAAAAACTTAATCCACGATTGATAAGGAATGGAATATAGTCCTTTTCAGTCATAGGATCACCATCTTTCATGATATTTTTATGCTCATTAATAGATTTTATAAATTCAAATGGGCCTACTTTATTTTTCATATTATCAAATTATCTAGCACAGTTTGTGTTATTTTCATATCAAAAATCATGTGATACCTAGAAGTATCACCCTTATTATATACAGAATGTGGTTTTCGTTTGTCCATATACCAATATTCACCCTGCTTCATGTAATATGTATTAGTTCCTCCCTGAAGGTCTTGTAGTTCAAAGTATGCTTCAGGGTTTGATTGTAGACAATAGTGTATTCTTGCCGTCTTACCAATTTGTATTCCGGCATTCATTTTATCTATTCCTTTATCACTATGTCTTTTTATTGTACCTATTTTTGGTGAAACTTTAGCAACGGCTAACCACAAACAATCATCAAAAGTAGTTATCTGATTGATAATATTTTCAATAATCGGAAACCGTTTAGTGTATTCTTCGTTTAACTCACCCCTAAGACCTTGTTTGGCTTTCTTAGTACCATACGTAACTATTAGTGGTATAATTTCAATAGAAGTCCAAGTATGGTCTTTTCCTCCGTATGATTTTTGATGGTCAGCTATTCCCCACCCATCTTTTACAAACTCATCGAGTTCAGATACAAAATCATCCAAACCGTTAATGTAAGGGTAATCCAACTTGCAGCAAGGGATGTGTTCATATTGTTTTAGTCCTGTTTGTTTTTGTTCTCCGGAATAATAGATACCTCTAACCTCTGCGGCAACAGCATCAATTCTTGAAGATATCCATGATGCATCAAATGCTTCAGCAATATCTTTGTCTGGTTTATGTTCCATATTAACATGAGTAAACCAAACATCACGTTCACCAAATGGTGACTTTCTCATTTCTGAAATCCAATCCTTCACATGATCATGATAACCTTCTTTATAGAAAAATCTATTAATACAAACATCGCCTTTCTTGATGTGTCCAACTACGTTGTTAGAAAAATCTCGTACAGATCTATTAGTTTTAGATGTATCCCCTATTATACCATAGTTTTTATCATTGTCAACATATAAACTTCCATTGAGAGCATGATGGTTAATCTTCCCCCAATGGACTTTTGCAAATGGATTAATCTGGACTTCTCCATCATAATCTATGAATAACTGTGAAATATTTCGTGCTTCTTCTTTGTCCATGAAATATTTATGCTATGGTAATTCCAACCATTGTTGAATTAATAGATTATATTTTGTTTCCTCATATGCACGTATTAAATTTGATTTTCCACCAATATTTTCAGCTCCCATATTATGGGTGTACTTTTTCCATTTTATATTTTCAAATATTTTTCTAACAAAAGGTTGATGTGCTTTAATAAGAAAGTGAGTAGTAGTATTTTCTTCAATTTCATTTAGTTCACATACTCCAATTTTTCCCCAATACTTAAGGCCAAAGTCCCAATACTCATTCTTTTTAATTTGTTTTCTTACCGATACTCTTTTCTTTACATTATCACAGGTGAGAAATAAATCAAAATCCTCATGAACTGTTTTTGGTCTATCTAATATTCTAAGGTTAGGTTCATGATTTCCTCTTTTCCAGAGTTGTTGACAACATTTAACATGATATGGTTTTCCATCAAGTAAAAAACTATCTTTAGGCAAATGTTCACTATAAACACATGAAAAATTTTCATTCAATTGTCTATGAAGTTTCCAACTAGAAGTCCATTTTAAAGGTACAATAAAAGCAATATACTCACTAAACTTTGCTGCATGATTAAAAAACTTTACAGCCAAAGGATTTAAATATCCTCTACCAAAAGGTGGATTTCCAATCGTTAATATTTTCTTATAGTTTTCTTTTTGAAATAAGTTCTCTTTACTATATGGTTCAAGACCAACAGGAAAATAATCAAAAAAATCCTGTTTAATAATACCATCACCTTCTGGAACCAAATCTATAGATACAGCATCCTCAGGTAAGCACTTTGATATATTACCACATCCAGCAGAAGGTTCAAGTATAATATCCATGTCATCAAATGATACATGTGATTTAATATTTTCAACAAACCTTTTTGAAATTTCTGGATGTGTATAAAATTTATCTAAATCCCTACTAATATTTTCTTCCTTCATTTAGTTGAATTTCCTTTTTGAACACACAAGATGGGGATATGTCCAGTAGTTTCAACGAATATGTCAGTAACCCACTCTTCATATCCTCTTCCTCTGTTATATTCGATTGTCCGTGTTCTCCCCCCGAATGCTTCTTCATTCACATATTTTTTCTCAATACGAATACCATATATTTCTACCTTCATACCTTCTGTAATACCATGATAATTAGATTCTGTAATAACATAGTTAGTAGTAGAACAAGAACCTTTCTTCATAGCCTTTCTAGTTCCACACGAATATGAAGCAAATCGCTTTTTAAGACTTGAAAGAGACATACCAATTTTGACAATGTGGCCATCATATGCAATACAATATACCCATTCCGCGCCCTCATCTTCCCAATAAGGAGAATCTTTTAAATAATCAACAAGTTTACCTTCAAAATCTTCTCCATTAATAAACGCTCTATCTGAGTTAGGGAAAGATTCTTTTTCATTAAAAACACAATGTGCTACCAAATGCATTTTTTCAGTAAGAGCCTCTTCAAACTCTCCAGTAGTTATTTCTTTTTTATGATCAAACGTAAACCCGTTTGAATCAATGTATTTGGACATTTCAGGATAGATGTGTCCTGTATCTGCTGTTGGATAATTCATATTAAAACCCCCTTTTCCAAATTTTCCTTACTGATTTACCATTTACATAGATAGACATGGTTTCATACACATCAAAGATGGCACCCATGACTTTTTCCAATTCATCAACTGCACGGAGATGACCGGTTTTCACATCGATATTTTCCCATAGGGAATTCTCGTTGCGAATTTTAATCATTTTACGCATCAATTTGTTAGCCTCTTCTACAGTTTCAACGGATTTAACGACACGTTTTCGACCTGCTCTAAACTCAAAACTCATAATGTTCTCTCATTTAAGTTATGGGATTATTCCCCTTCTTTATTGTTACAGGACCATTATAACACTACTGGGTCAGGAAGTCAAGTGTTTATACAAACTTTTTGCATTTATTTTTGTTCTTTCAAGAGTTTTCCGAAACGAACAAGCAAAATAATGTGGAGGAGCCACACCTTCCATAGTGGTGCACCTTCCAAATCAATTTCTATTGTCTCTTCATCTATTGTAATTTCTTTAATCATTTCCGAAATACTCTTTGATGGTCATACCCTTTGGGACTAGTTCATGGATTGGAATACTATTTTTTTCGTGTTCAATATCCAAGTCCACTCCAAAACAAGAACTCAAACACCTGTCTACCTGTTCTTGTAGATCCTTTCGGATGTGAGCTTTGAACTCCTCCGATATTTCTGCGTTGTTTATTGCAGTCATGTTTTCTTCGTGAGTTCCTGTTAGGTCAATTTTCATCATAATCATTCCTCGTTATTGGGATTGAAATTAGGGAACATTCCCCACTCATTTAAACTATACTTATATTTTATACTATTCCGGGCTGAAAGTCAAGTGTTTATAGAAAAAAAAGTAAAATAAAAAGGCAGAGATCTAGAGGCCAGAACCCCTATCTGGGACCCCCACCTTATTGTGCTAAAAAACTCTCTAAAGGATTTCTTTGTTCATAGTGTGACAAATACGATTCTTTAATTCGTTCTTTGTGATTCTTGAGGTAGATGGTATGACAACCATCTTGGAAGGTTTTTTTGGGTCTAAACAAAAGTTCATCTGAAAGCTTTCCGGCAAATGCTTTTCTCAACATCGGTTTCCACATTGGGCCGTCTTCTTTATATTTTGGTGGAATCCTCAAACAAAACTCGACCAAATCTTTGTGAAGAAATGGTGTCCTTAACTCAACAGTTCCACCATACATCATTGCTTTATTAGTACGTATTAAGTTATTTTTGTGGAGATTCAATACTAATTTATATCTTTCTCTAATATAATCTTTGTCCTTATAGTTCCATGCAAATACATGACCATAAGATGCAAACAATTCATCGCTCCCCTCTCCACCAAAAACAACTTTGAATCCTTCATCACGAATTCGTTTGGAAAGTGCTAATTGGGCAACCGCCGGAGAAACTTGTGTCCACGTATAATCTTCGACTGCATAGACCGCTTCACTCATATTGTCATTGACCCATTCCTCATCAATAATTACTTCATGAAGTGGAACACCTATTTCTTTACTTGCCATTCGGGCATAATACAAATCATCTTTCTTACCAGTATCACCGACACTCACTACAAAAGCCTGTAGGTCTGGAATTTGTTGTTTAAGTAGATAAGTAACGATAGTTGAATCTACACCGCCAGACAAAATTGTACACACCGGTACATCTGAAATCAATTCATTGTGTACACCTTCAGTCAACAAATCTCTAATGCCGTCTATTACTTCTTCCTCTTTCATATCTTCAATATCTGTCATGGCAGGAAACTCGTAAAATTTTGTTTTCACTAGTTCCCCTGTTATATAATCAAATTCATAGTAACAGCCAGGATCTACTAATACAACATCGGAGGCATTGATATTCAAGGATTTTGTAATTGTTTTTAATTCACTTGCAACTACAATTTGTTTTCCCTTCTTAAAAAAATATAAAGGAACTCTCCCTATGAAATCTCTAGCAAAAGTTAGTTTCTTTTTTTCTTCATCCAAGACTGCAAATCCAAACATACCATCAAGATTCTTGATACAATCTTCTTGGTCTAAATGAAACATGTTCAATAACAATTCTGTATCACTTCCTGTATGTAAATCAAATTTAGATTTGTGACTATCCATACTTCGCCACAGTTCACCATTATAGACTAAAATATATGGCCATTTGAACATAGGTTGCTTTGATTCTTCAGTCAAACCCTGAATAGAAAGTCTGTTATGTCCTAACCAAGTATCAGTTTCAATACTGTAGTTAATTCCTTTACTATCTGTACCACGATGATCTATAAGCTTTAAGGCATCGGTAAATTGTTTTTCAGATGTAAAAATATTCCCTATTACAAATCCACACATTATTTTTTCCTAAAAAGAAACACGGGCTCATATTTAAAACTATCGGATTTTATATTCTTGCCAGGCATTTTTGATAAGGTAAGTTGAAACGTTTCCATATATTCAAATTCTTCAGATAGAACTATATTTGCACATTCACCTTCTAAATTATCAAATGAACTAACATTAGCTATATTGATTGCCAAATAGCGTCTTGGTTTTAAGCCATATGCGCAGTTTTGTACTGTCTTACGTAAAAATCCCTCTAACCAATCTGCTTTATTAGGAAACTTTTTATAACTCTGGGTATCCTCATCAGAATATTTTTCTGTATCAAAGTATGGTGGTGAAGTGAAACATAAATCTAAAGATTCTTTTTCGGGGACATAATCTTCACTTCCACTTTGAACTATTTCTAAACGTTGAGTAGTTCCAAAAAGATTTGATTGATTGCCCCAATCCTTTGCAATCTGAGTCAATCCATTAAACGTGTCTTTTGCTGGTTCAGTAGCAATATAATTTATATGTGTTTTTATTGCACCTAACAATCTTCCACCATAACCTCCGGACATATCCCATGTAGTACCACCATCAGGTAAAAACTTTTCATATATTGCTTGTGCGGCAGTTGGTCTAAAATTACTAACTCCTTGAGAGCCAGACATAACTTTCAAAACTTTTCTTAGACCAGAGGGTGAATCTACATGGCCAAGTTGTTTCATTTTCGTTTCGATTCTCCCCTTATCATTGAAAAAAGTTTGTAGAGGAGTATTCATGTTACCACATTTAACATCAAAAGCATGAGGCATATAAGACCACAACAAAGCAAGACCGTGCATTGTTTGTTTTATTGTTTTACCATCCCACAAATTTCCTTGATACTGAATAAATTTTTTGAATTCTTCTCTTCTCCAAACATTATCAGTAGGATAATATGGGAACTCTTCAGTCTCCAAACAACGCATTTGATTTTCTTTCCAAAACTACTCTACTATTTCTAATAGGTGGATCATACTTAGGAGTATTCCTTAATAACCATTGTATTTCCTGAAACACCATAATAAAGTATCGTTCATTATATTGTGTAATACCATAAGCTTCCCATGCTTTGTGACCATGATACGTTACTTTTTTTGTTGCTATTAGCTCATCTCTTCCTTTAGGATCTAACATATCCATTTGAGCATTTGTTATTCTACCATCATTCACAGCTTCAAGTAATGCCTCATTATCTATACAAGCAGGTCTTGATATTGAAATAATGTTTCCATGAAATTTTTCTAACAAAGCACTATCTACAATTGGTTGAGGCGTAGGAGGTGCAGCAACAATTATTGTATCAAAACTTTCCATATATGGATAAATTGTATTGTAATCGGTTGTGGAAGTCACTTCTGTTACATCACAATCAAAAGCAAGACTAATAGCACGACCAATTTTACCTGCTCCTAATAATAAAACTTTTGGTCCTTTTTTCCATCGGTCAATCCATTTTGCTACATTGAATGTATCTGGGTCTAGACAAACAACCCCCACTCTACGATTCTCTGCTAATTCTAAATTGATATTATCCGATCCATGTGCTCTACATTGAATCCATTTTAGATTTGGATATGCATCAAATGTTTTTTGTCCTATCTTGGAAAACTTTACACTCAGTACTTCTGTTTCAAGATCACGTTCAATTTCATCTTGAGAACCCATGATTTTAAAATCTTCCCATTCAAGTTTATTATCTCTTATTTCATCCCAGTTTTCATACCCCTCAAACTGAAATAAATGATTCATGTCCTTTTTATCTTTTAATACAACCTTGCTCACCAGTTACCTCCTAGATTCCAAAATAAAATTTCACCTTCAAATTTTTGTATATTTTTTTCTAACCAATACCATGCCTTCTTATCCCAAAACTCATTACAAGGAAATGGCGTTTCATACGATTCCATCATATCATCGAACTCAAATTCACTCTTGACTATTTCAATTTGTTCTGATGGTTGTATTTGATGCTTGAGAAATTTCTTTTTAACAGTACTAATGTTAGAAACTGTCACAGTATGGAAGTTTCTTGTATTTCTTGTATCTAATAAAGAAGACCATGGCTCATGTTCTAACATCAAACCTAAACAAGTAACACCAGAACCAGAAGAAACGACTAAATGATCAAAGTCCAATTCCTTCTTAACTTCTCTTAATCTTTGTCTTTGCGTTGCTATATAGGCATCATGATCAAACGCATATGGAAGTCTAATGTAATTCTTTTCCCTTGCTATCTGACCAACTTTGTTGTACATTACATTCATCATATTAGGTTTAATAGGAAGAACGTTTTCAGATTTTTCTAGGATATGTTGTGGGAATTTTTTGGAATCGGGATAGGCCATAATAAATTCATAATCTAATTCTTTTGACACTTCAGCGAGTGCCCATCCAGACCACGAACCATAAACAGAAAGATGTATTAAGGGCTTTGATGGTTTTATAGTAGTCAGTACATTCTTGAGAGCAGTCAATTTACCCCACGGCGGATGTACTGTACCATCGCCCATTAAGTCATCACGTTTTACATGAACTTTTTTACCTTCTATAGTATAAGTTTCAATTGGTGTAATTTCATTAATCAAAGAACCCCGCTAGTGACGATTTTTCTTTAGATGTTTCTGAGAACTTTTTCTTTTTGATTGGTTCTTGAACCACGGCCGGTCCCATACCCCCCAAAGTAGAATCTTTAAAAGGAGCAAATAGATCAACATCTTCTCCGCCAGGTTTTTGAAAACACCAAACAGATTCGACAAACCACTTTGCTTGCCATTCATCGTATTTTGCTTTTCTTTCTTCATGTGTATTACCCTCAAATGATTTTAAACTTTTAGGGCGAGCCATAATTCGCATTCCTATTTGTCCCTTGAAATGTTCCTTGAGATCATTTACTAAATCATCACAAGACTTATGGCGTTTACCTTTAACTTTCGGGTCCATAATATTAACCATTAACCATCCACCTGGACTCAATTTATCAAATGCTTTTTTCATTACAGGAAGATAGAATCCATCTCTCCACTCTTCATAAGAATTATAACGACTCCATGATTGGTCTTCTTCAAACTTACTACCCTCTGCATAACGTTCAGTAGCAAAATATGGTGGAGAACTAAACATGATATCAATGTCATTAGGAATTTCATCCCACGGCAAGTCTTCAGCAGGTGATCTATAAATTTTTACTTTCTTTTTTCCTTCAACAGAAAACCATTTATCACCAAATTCAGATTTAGGGTTTTCTTCTCCTAACCAATTTTCATATTGGATTGCCATCTTGTGATAATTTTCATGGAGATCACCATTCGGGTCCATTCCATAATATTCATCGGCATTAGAAGCAAAAAATCCTGTCATACGATCACCCCAACCTGAACTTGTATCGAGTACTTTTTTAGATTTAGTAAAATCATAAAAAGCTTTAGCTACTGATGGTTTGAATTGTGTCGCAAAATATGCTCCAACTCGAACACCCTCAATGTACAAATTATTCTTGAGAGGCATTCCACAATCTGGATGAAGTCTCCATATTGGTGAAAGTATTTGTTTCAAATCTGTTTGATCATTCCACATTGTAATTGGACTTGGTGAACGATCATAACTACATTTCATTCGTTCACGATTCATGAACGCATCAGAAATGGTATTAGAAATTGCACTAAAATTTAAAATTCCTATTCCCCATTCTGGAAAATTGCCCACGTAATCTTCATATTTTTCATGGACTGTTTTACATTTTTCTTTTGGGAAAATATTATCTTTTAGATTGAGATCGCACAATTTATAAAAGCTTTGTCTAACTTCGTGCATATCAAATTCCCTGAATGGAAATTTGGGGTGGTGTTTTTCAAAGAAATGAATCATGGTATCGATCATAACCTTCGCCCGTTTGGACATGGGCAAAGAAGTGTCTGTATCGACATACTTTGTATTTAAGTTTTGCCAAGTAAATAAATCGAATACTGGCAACCCATATTCATTTACATTATCTTCGTAAATTTTTAATAGTTCTTCATTCATTTAAATTTTCTATATTTTTCTGTATATTTTTTCAAATAACGAAATCCTTGCTTAACTACATAATCACTTTGTTCCATATATCCTACAAGATGATTGCAACTAAAACATAAAATACCTCTAATATGTCCTGTTTTATGATCATGATCAACACAAGGTTTATTTTTTACTGATCTTGTTTCTATATCATCAACTAAAACTTTTTTACACATTACACATTTTGAATCTTGTTCATTTAACAAATTAGTGAACTGATCAAAAGTAATTCCAAAATTGTATTCTAGTCTGTTATTCTTTTCCATTTTCTTCCTTTGAACAGCAAATTCGGGATCATTTTTTAAACGAATTTTTAAGTTTTTTCTATATGTCTCATTCCACTCTTTTACTTTGTTTTTGTCGAGTTGTTCATAGTATTTTTTTCTTGTTGCTTTACCCAGTTCTGTATGATAATATTTACCTTTTTTTTCTCTCTCTATTTCTATATTGTCATGATAATATTTGTTTTGCTTTGCCCTTATTTCTTCTCGATGTTCCTCTCTATATTCTGCTGCTTTTTTTAAGATTTTATCTCTATTTTTTGCACGATATTTTTTATTACTTTTTGACATGCTTTGACGTTTTTCTTCATCAGTCAAGAGTCTTTTTCCCGTGTGAGAATGATATTTATATTCAATTACCATAATATATTTCCTATTTAAACTTTCTGTTAAGAACATCTAGGACAACGGCATCCTTGTAGGCCATTATGTCTCAATTTGCTAATGATAAATCTTGAACGATAAAAAACATCATGCCTGTCAAAAATATCTAAAGCATTAAAATCATCTACTGCACTATCTATAACATGATTTGTCTTAGTTGACAAACCAGAATATTCTAAATGTCTGATAACTTTATTAAAAAAATCTTTCAAAGTCATATTATTTAAACTCACAATCCACCATCATCTCTGTGAGACAGGCGACTAGGTTAATTTCTTGATCTGCAACAAACGCAGACTTGTATTGATATTCTGCAATGATAAGAACAGCTTGAGGGATAGAAGTATCTTTGAGATGTTCATGTATTCCATCATAAATCTTTCGAAAAATCCTTACTGGATCATTATCGACATTTTGAGTAACCCATTTACGTACTTCAGAAAAATGTTTTTCTTTTAATGCCTTCATCAATTCAAGAAGATTGATTTCACCAATCTGTGCCAAGATACCGGCATCGATAATTCCACCTGCTGCATATCTTTGAAGTTCGTTTATTACTCTCCTCATATCTGGAAAGTGTTTCAAAACTAATTCAACAAGAACCTTTTCATCAAACTTGATTCCCTTCTCTGTCAAAATTTCTTTGACTCTTACTAAACATTCTTGACCAAGTTTCGGTTTCTCTGCTCTTGGAATTACAAATTCTATTACAGAGCAACGTGAATGGATAGGATCAATGATCCGATTACGAAAATTACAAGTAAAGATAAAACTAACATTGCTGCTAAATTTTTCAATGAACCCCCTTAGTGCTGGTTGAACCGATTCAGCATTCATGTAATCTGCCTCATCGACTATAACAACTTTTCTTCCACCAGTCATTGAGACTGAACTACAATATTGCTGTAGAAGTGTTCTAACTGTATCTATATTCCTTCCCTCATTTGAACCATTTATCATTAAATAGTCCAATCCTATTTCATCACACATAGCACGAGCTATTGTAGTTTTACCTACACCAGCTCCGCCTGACAAAAGTAAATTAGGAATTTTACCATCATTAACAAAACCTTGAAAGACTTCTTTGGTTGGTTCTAATAGAACGCAGTCCGCCACTCTTTTAGGGCGGAACTCTTCTACCCATAAAAAGTTTTCCATGTTTATCCGTTATAATTTGAATTTTGTTCTGTTGCAATCCAATATTGTAATTTGGAATGTTCGTGTGCGAAATGTGCAATACCTTTAGATGAAATTCCAACTTGATATCCACCACTCAAAAGTTTCATGTTCTCAATTTTGAAAACCATTTGAAAATCAGATTCGGTAGTACCCACTTCTTTTCGAAATTCATCAGAAGAATTATTATTGGTATCAGTTGCTACCAAAAATATTTTACTTTTATCACCCTGTACAACTAATTCTGGTAATGATAAAACTTGTGCTGCTTTTAGACAAGCATCGTATGCGTCCTTCGGCATTTTGAAATTGATTTCCGGTTCAGGAAAATCAAGTTTTTTCTCTGGAGGTAAGACTAACATAGCTGGATCTCCATAAACATAATCTAGTTCATATTCATTACTACGAATATTTAATTTCGTTTCACCAACATCTAATTCGGGAGTCTTTTCAAAAAGACTAAGTGCACCTAACAATTTATTAAGATCATAGATAGCAAATGTGTTTGGAATATCTTCACTAATTTCTGCACTAGTTAGGATATTTTTTTGAGGTGAGATTGTTGATAGTGTCTTACCCTGTTTGAATTGTATATTTTGATTTATTGTTGCGTAGTTTTTAAGTATCGCGGTTGTTTCGGCTGTTAACTTCATATTACTCCGTATAGGTTGATTTGTATTAATTGTATATCTTATTATATCATGTATTGTTGATTTGTCAAGTTATTTTGTGGGTGTAGTGAGTTTCACCTTCCCTTTCTTTTTCTCTATTGCTAGATTTCTTTCCCTTTCTTTTCTTGATTGTTTTCGTTCTTCTTTCATTGGTCTTTCTTCTATATCCACTCCGTGAGAGGCATATTCCAATTTACCTAAATCTTTTAATGTACCATTGAAAACATAAGTACCAACATGGTTCACTTCCATCCAGGGGCACAACCAAGTTGTAAATCCTATTTTTCTTGCGAATTGACAAAACATATAATCTTCAGACAAATAACGATCTGAACCACCTGCTCCTTTTCCTGCATATAATTCATTATCAATTACTGTATCAAAGAAGGCATGAATGTATCGTTTGCCATCGAAATGTTCTGAACGATTATGGTCTGGTTTGTAGGAAAATTGTGGATACTCTTCTCTAAATTTTTCAAAGACTTCACGGGCGATCATAACAAAACCTGTACCCACTTCTAATACTTCAGTAGGTTCATCAATTTTAATTTGAGTTGTACCGGCTGTTGGATTGAATACAAAATCACCTGTAAATTTTTCTAATATAGTGGGGTCTTCATCTGCTAATCCTGCATCAACTGCATTTCGTACTTTTTCCCATGCAATACATTTTTTAGGATAAGGTCCACCAATAATAGGCTTATCAGGTCCAATAAGAGAAGCAAGTGCTAATACATCTTGAGGATTAAAGTTAATGTCTGAATCGATGAACATTAGGTGGGTATAAGGACTTCGCAGGAATTCATCTACCAAATAATTTCTTGCCCTTGTAATTAAACTTTCATTAAAAAGATAGAAGAACTTTACATCCATTCCATACTTGGTAGCGGTGGTTGCCAAATCACAAGAGGCTTTAGTATACATTCCATGACATTGACCGCCATACATGGGAGTACCGACAAATATTTTCTTTTCTCTTAGTTCTTTAATATCAATTGAAATTTTCATTCAGTTTCCTATTATAAAATTATTATAAATTAATTATAAATGCTGGGTAGAGCTTAAACTATCCTATACTCACCCGTGGCACGTACCGTTGGTCTTTTTGTATAGGCGCCTTAACTTCATTTAAGTAGAGCTCTTACTCGCGTTCAGGTATGGAAGTCCGTCCCTTCGACCTGGCTTTAGAGTCGTTTACCCAGCAAATCTATTTTAGATTCATCTATTCCACCATGTTTATCAATCACTTCATCAATAATTGAACATGGTACATATCCATAAACAGTACCACAAAGATTTTCTTCATCTTCTGCATAGGATGTAAGTAATGATTCTTCTGTAGATGGAAAACCGACTTCAGCTTCTTCATAACTATCTGCCACATCTCGCGGCTCACTATACAAAGATTGTCCTGCTTGAACAGACATTATAAATCCGTCTTTACAAACTACTTTAGGAGTATGAGAACTGGTCATGCCTGGCAAGCCACGCATGGCTGGCACAAGTTTTGTAACTGTTCTATACTTCTGTATAAATTCGTTAATTTTCATATCATTAGTATATATGTGTGTTATTATTTATCTTTTTTATATTCTCTTGCGTGCGTTAATGCTTCTTTCTTTGTCTTGAAAAAACCACCACCCATTTCTACTTCATCTTCGTATCTTCGTACCATGTATTTACCCACAGTAGGAGAACCAAAAATAAATTCACCTTCTTCAAGGATTTCAATTTTTGTTGTTTTCATCTTAATCCACTCCAATTTAAATAGGGATCATCGAACATTTCCATTTGGGCTTGTTCTTTTCTCCATTGTCTAATTGCATCTCCACGTTCCTCATCAATTATATGTTGAGGGAGATCATCTACATTTTCCATAGGTTCTTCTGCAACCTTTTTTGCTATACTATCTACCATTCCATCACTCCAAAGATAGGTTAAATTATTCATTTGATTTCAATGTTTGTTGATATTGTTATTCTTGGTTCTTTTGTCGGTCCTTGTTCCACAACTTCATGATTTAATGTTGAAGGAAAAATAATCATATCATCTTCTTGACTTGGCATTATAAAATCCTCTAACAAATAAGAATTGTCCGGAGCCCCTAAATCCAAAAAATTAATTGTACTCTCCTGCAAATATTTTGTAAATGAAGAAAAAATTGCTGGATTATTAAATCGTGTAAAAACATGTTCTTCTTTAAAATTCACATAATGACAAGTAGAAAAACTATCCCTTACCAAATGGTTATGAGAGCCTATTCTTTGACCCTCAATGATTGCTGAATAACTTCTAATGTCAAGTTCCCATTTAAAGGATTTTTTTGTAAATACTTTTTCATTAAAAAATTTATTAAATACTTTTGTATATTCAACGTTAAGTTTGTCAAAATTTATAGACCGGAAAGTTACATCATCATAAACTTTTTCAAAACTATCTTGTTTAAAATCAGTTCCAAATCCACTAACGTATGTACAAGCACTCCTTTTTAAATTTTTATTATACTTTATATCCTCAACTATTTTTTCTTTATCATAAGAAGTAGGATCAATTCTAATTTTGTAAATTGGAAAAGCAAATAAATTTAATTGTGAAAACTCATTCATTTTCTTATCTTTGTATTTTCAATAGTGGTTTTAGCTCGTTCTATTTTTTTCTTTAATAGTTTTTTCTCGGTATCATCTTCACAAGATTTCAACTTTTCTTTATATACAAGAATAGATGCTTGTGTGCGTTCAATTGCGCCTTCTTGGCGTGCTCGTTTTTGTGGGCTCATAAAATTTAATTATATAAAATGTTGTCAGGAAGTTCTTCAGCTTCATCCCAGGTTTCCAAATAAGTATTATAATCTTCTTCGTTTTCAAATAGATTATATTCTTTTAAAATTTCCCCTGTAAAGGAGTCTAGATCTATATCTACCTCCAGTATTTGACCTTCTGCTGTTTCCATGTGAATAGAAAGTTCTGTTAACTTTGTATCCTCTAATTGCATATTTTTTAGGGTCTTAATTCCATCTTTGACTAATTTATCCATAAGATTTCTATAAACTAAACATTACTACTGCTGTAAGGTATAACATACCCATCATCAATACGAATGTTGCAATCTCTTCAAGCCACATTTTCATTGTTTATCTCTGTTAAAGAATCCCTCCAGTCACCCAATACAGAATCAATTCCTGTATGGGTAATTCCTTCTGCTGAAAGAAAAACTGGGTTTGTAATTTGTAAAAACTTACCTTCTTTAACATCCCAATTATCACAAGCAATATCGATTGCGACACTTGGTTCGTTTTCAAAGGCATAAAGTTTACCATCCATATCCCTAGCCAAAAACTTGAAAGTATCTGGTACTAGGGTTTCAACATTTATTTTTTTCATTATTTATCCTATTAAGATTAATCTTCATAATCGGAATTTTCTTCATCCAAAAGTCTGTGAGCTTCTTCAGCTTCAGTTTCATCGAGATCAACTCCGGCATCAATCTTGGAATACAAATCCAAGAAAGAAGTTTTGGTATCTTCATCAAAACGATTCACACACATTTCGATTGATTTCATTCTATCACCGAAAATTGCGAATGCGTTTGAAATATGAACCAATCGGCGAGTTGCGATTACTTCATCGATTCCACCATCGTAAAAAGTTTTACGAATGGCATTTGCCCAATTCACTAACTTCTCTGCGAAATCAGAATCAGGAACTCCAAGAGAATCAAGAACTTTGTTCACGATTTTCTTTTCAGTTTGTGCTGAAGGATAATTAACTTCCATTGTGATAGGAAATCTTTCAAGGAAAGCTTCGTTCAAGATGTTAGTAAAAACAAATCTACCATCTTCAGAACCTTTACCTTTAGTATTGGCGGTTGCGACAACCGAAAATCCCTCGGCTGGTGTAACCATTCTGTTTATCTTTTTCAAATAAACACCTTTACCCTCAAGTATAGGTTGTAGACACATCACTTTGTTGGATGCCAAGTCAATCTCATCAAGGAGAAGAACTGCACCACGTTCCATTGCGATGACCACAGGACCATCCTGCCAAACTGTATTACCATCAACCAATGCGTAGTGACCCAAAAGATCATCTTCATCAGTTTCAACTGTAATGTTAACCCTGATAAATTCTCTCTTGAGTTTTGCACAGGCTTGTTCGGTCATGTAAGTTTTACCAGTTCCAGATTCACCAGTTTCAAATACTGGATAAAATTTTCTAGAACTCAAAACCTTAATCAAATCACTAAAATGTCCGTGAGCCACGAACAACGGATCTTTTTTAGGAATCAATTCTGCTGGATTAAAATATGTACTCATATCTAAAGTACTTTCTACTTTTTTTGTTTTCACAGGAGCCGGATCTACCGGACGATCTGGTTGTACTACCGGAGCAGGAACCACATCTGCGACTGTTGCACCTTCTCCACCATTTAATGCAGGAAGACGATAAGTATCTTTACTAACCTTAGTAAAGGCACCCATTCGCCGTGCGTCAGTCATCCAAAATGGGAA